TTTTCGATGTCATCACCCATAAGGAAGTTAGTTAACTCCTGTGCAATCCTGTTTGCCGCCACTCGTTCATTTTTAATGCCTTTCGTTATCCCCTCAAGGCCAATATAAACCGGCCAATCGTAGTCTCCCAGGTTCAAATCAATAACATCATCAGGATCCAAGTGATCCCGGATAGCATCAGCCATTCCCCGGTGACCGTTCCTTTCATCTATAACATCCGGAATAACGGCTCCAATACCGTGTTTACGCTTTGCCTCCACCACCAAATTAATGGCGGCCTGGTCTTTGCCTACCCGTGGGGATCCGATGAATGCCCGGGCAGTCATAAGAATATCTATGTCTTTAACTGGCAGGTGTACAGGATAACTCTGTCCTTTATTAGTGGTGGTGCCTACATAAATACCGTTTTCATCTCTGAAAGCGGCCGGCACTTCAATCTCAACCCGCCTGTTAACTGTTAATGCCTCCGCGTATTCATCCTGTACCTGTCCTGTTGGCAGCTGCATAACTTTCCCTAATTCTTCGGTTGACATTAAGCAAGCGTCCCGATCCCTAGGGAGATCTAACCAGTTTCTATACTTTATATTAACCTTCACCGGATGCAGGCTGTTGTCTCCACTAAGCTCATTAAATGCCGATGCCACTGACCTGACAAGCATCCCCCGCTTTTCTGCTGTATCGGAATTAACTAGGATAAACATGTCAGCACGAAATACAGGTAGATTTCTTTTTTTCTTGGTGTAGGACGATAAGTCCCCGTTAACCAATAGTTCCTGCCTCTCCGGATCCGGCAACTCTAATTCTTTTTTTACAGTTAATTGATCCTTTCCATTAAAAAAGGACTTTTCAATACCGACCATAACATCATCAACAATGCTTTTAACCTCGCCTAATATACGGCTCAAGCATCTCCATGAGTGCCGCCAGGTTCTCAATAAGTCAATATTGTTTCGCTGCGGTACACCACCCTTTTCCCATACACCCCAGGCATAATCTGATAAAGCCCTCCACCTTTTACGATTAACTGTCTCTGCTCCAACCAACAGCCCGGCAAAGTCTCCTGGACCAACTTCCTGTGATATATTAACCAGCTCTCGAATTGGTACTGTTTGACGCGAGTAATCATAATTAAGAGAAAACATATCTGCCCGGGCATATTTAAGCCGGTATATATCACCATTTGGCAGTTCGGGGACTTCCGCCTCTTCAATGGTGCATTTCTTCCACTGCTCATGGTTATTGAATTTAACTAAGAATACATCGGCATAGGTCTCGGTAATCCCGACATAGAACTCGACCTGTGCGGATTCCTCTTGGCTGCCTCCCCGGATTGTTACTAACCACCAAAAGATATCCTTATTCCGGTAGTATATTGTTTTGCCTTCCCGCCATAACCTGGACCATGGCGAATTATACATATTAAAAACATTGTGTAAAGTAGCCAGGAATTTACGGTTAGTTTGGTTCAATACTGAATGATGTGGAGTTATTTTAAATACCCGGTATTTATTTTCTACCCTTTTAAAATACTTCATAACGTCACCCGCCGCCTATAAAACTATCCAAACGATGCCAACCCATAGAAGCATCATTGACCGGCCAAACCATTTATAAGGGCTCCCAGTAACCATCATGGCCAGGGCACAAAACACAACTCCATAAGTTATTACATCCGGAGCCCCATTATTTAATGCATATAAAGTAGCATCTACTTTTGCTGCTACCCATTCCCCCATCTTGCCGGCCACCCATTCACTAATTGGGTTTGTGTAATCCATAGCCTATAACTCCTTTAAAAAATCTCTAATGTCTTTAGCATGGCGAATTATGAGATATCCGCTGCTACCGCCAATAATGTGTTCAATTGCTTTAGTGCGGTTGCCCAACATCCAGGATGCACCGGCGAATACTATAACTCCCCAGCAAAGATAATCTGCCAAACCAAGGATAGCACTCATAACTTTTATAAAACCAGCGTCATTGGCTGCTGGTGTTACCGCCAGTACCTTGCCAGTGGCTAAATATTTATGTCCTTTTTGGGCTGTCTTAATAACCAGTTCTTTTTTATTCCCAACATACAGCATTATAACCTTCACTCTTTCCCCTCCCTGTTAATGTTTTCCCATGCTCCTTTTGCTGCTAGAAATAAAACATAAATACCAATAGCAACGAACAGCAATCCTATGGCAGATAAAAATTTCATACAAAACCACCTTCTTATGTGTATAAAATGCGTGTTATTTGTTAACGATACTGTCGGAGGTGTTACTAATGCCTTTATTTATGTGGCAGGCAGTTATCGGAACTACACTGGTTCAAATTGGCAAAGCACTTTTTTATTTAGGTACCCGCTAGACAGGCATAAACTACCGTCCGCCAGCATATGCTAATCGTGAAGGCGATAGCATTTGGGAAAGCTATTGCCTACTTAGGAAAGTTCCAGACCGCCGGCTTTTGCGGCGGTTTTTTATTTTCCACCGACTGTTTAACAATTTTTTGAGGTTGATCTGTTTCCGGCATAGGCACTGAATCCTGTCGCTTAACACTCAAAACCTCATGCTGTAGCTTTGGTTCTGGCTGTTTATCAATGTTTAACACTCTCCGAAGACCTTCTCTAACCAAGCAGGAAACGTCACCCGGTTCTATTCCCTCCAAAGCCTCAATGATGTCGGCATCCCTGCGTTGACGTAGCCTGGCAGCTACAAATGGCGGCTTTTTCATTGTTTAACCTCCTGTTCAACTTTGTTAAATCATGTTTATTCATGCGAATGTTTAAACATTCGTAAAAGCACACAAAAAAAGACTGGCTATTTATACCAGTCTAAAAAGTTCATTCACTGTTTTGTTGTACAGGTCGGATAAAATTAGGGCATATTCTAATTTTGGAGCTGCCCCACGCTCCCAGGTGCTAACCAGTTGCCGTGTAACTTTTGTTTGGCAATACTTCTCTCTAAATATTCTTGCCACTTCTTCCTGAGAGAGTCGAAGTTCTTCCCTGATTTCTTTGAGTTTGTTTTCTATTCCCATAGCATCACCCGTTTAACACTTCGACATTTGTTAATATATTCCTCCTAATTTGCTTAGTAAAGCCATACAGGAATACCTTTAATAATAATGGGATCAACAACAATCATTTCCCAGTGTATTTTAAGGAAATGCGAAATAGCTTGAACTACTTCTTGATAACTACCTGGATGTCGCTTGAGCATAATACATGGTTGTTCGTTAACAAGCAAATACATAGCTGTAAAAGCACCCTGAAAGCAATGTATATATACCTCTATACCATCGTTCCTGGCTGTATTTATTGCCAATATGGTTTTATCCATAAGATGTACCTCCCCAAATTTATTATATTAATCACGCCACCCCGGGCGGATGCGCGGTGGAATATAGGCATAAGTGACCGATCGCCGGTTGTGGCCCAAGTCCTGAGACACTTCAAAACGGGCAGTAACTCCCGCATCGCGCTTCAACCCGTATTGTCGGACGGCATATTGATGGCGCAAATTGTGGACTTTGTGTACTGAGATCCCAGCTTGTCTACAAGCTCTTTGCAGGCATTGCCGGACCTGGCTTTCACTGAGGCCAGGGAAAATTAAGTCCATATCTGCCTTACTGGTCAATAGTTTATCTGCCAGAGACTTTGCTTCATTTGTCATAGCTATTTCCCTGCGTTTCCCGCCCTTGCCCTTATGCACGACCAAAATATCACTTTGAATGTCAAGAGCTCTGAGCTTCAACGCTTCATGTAATCGCAAGCCGGTGCAAGCAATCAGATCAAGCACAGCGGCAGCTGGCAATTTTAATGTATAGCTATTTGCAATAATCGTCTGCGTCTGCTCCGGCGTGTAGGCAAACCTATCGTGGCGAAGTTTCACCCGCCTAGCAGGTAACATCATATCCTTGGGCACCAGTTTGACGTTGTAGCCATACCTGTGATTTATACCGTACTGCAATTTAATTAATGCAGCTCTGTAGGCCTTAAGTGTCCAAGCCGATTGACCAGCAGCAATCCGTCGCTCAAATTCCTTCCTGACCATATGCGGTTTTATTTTTATTAGCATATTAATGCCGTGCCGGTCGCGGATCTGTCTTATGACTGACCAGCAATCCCGGCTGTATTTCTCAAAGGTCTGATAGTAAAAAATCCAATACTGTGCCTGGCCGGATTTTTTATAATCAAATCTCTTTTCATTGAGTTTGAGTAAGTTGCGGAGTGATTGCCGGATCTGACTTCGTAATGACGTATGAGACAGACTAACACCTCCCAAAATGAGCAAAGTGAAACAAAGAGACGGTAAAAAATATCTCTTGCGTTTACCTCACTAATTTTTTGCTGTCAAAGATCTGTGTTTAAACAGATACGACTATAAAAGTCGTTACGTTAAGTACGACAATTTGTCGCACTTTAATTTAGAACATATATATAAAGCTGAATTAACGGGTCAGCGGTTCCCCGGTGACACTTAAGCCAGTGCCCGGCCAACAAAAATTAATAGAGCGCAATGATCCAATTTCTTTGACTCGCCGGCAGATCAACCCGGCTAAAACTTCATCTAGTTTTTTGTGGGAAAAATAAGTGTGGATTGTAGAAAGCACAAAAACCAGCAGTAGGTTTGCTGGTTGTCTTTAAATGCGCCTGGCGGCGCTATCGTTTTGAAAAAAGGACAGAGTTATCCTTTGATTTTTTAATAAGTCTTATACAAGACTCTTCTTTAAATTGGACATAAGTCCCTTCAATAAGCGGCTATCTCCTCAAAGAGCTTTCCGCTACACATAAAATCTTTAGTCGGCTATCCCCTCAAAGGGCTTTCCGATATCCTATTCCTTATAAAAACTTAAATTTAATTGGACATAATTGCCCTAAAAATTTTAAATGTTCTACTAAAATTCTCCGAATTAACGGAGGTTAAAATTGCGGTTATTCACCGCTCACTTCGGGCATACTCTGCTCGGCTTTTAAAGCCGGGAGTTTCCCGCCTGAAAATAAATCTCCCTCTGGATATGCCCTGCATCGGTTTCCCGGGGGATTTTCCACCTAGATTAATAATTACCAATTATAGCACAGCCCTGTTTAGATTTCAACTTAAATCATATTTAATTCGGCCAGGATTATTCCACGTGGAATAAAAATAACGCCCTGGTGGGCGCAGGAGGAGACGAGGAGTTTAAGGTGAGCTTGCTCGAAAGTTTACCCAAATAAAGCAAGATTATGCATCCCGGTCAGCGTTTTTTCCTCCCCGCCGTCACCTTTTCTATGTACAACGGCAGTATCTCAAGCAAAGCCTTTTCATAGCCTCCGGCATTGTCAAACAAAGCTTTATTTGAAGGACCTCCATTCTCTTTAGCCCATTCAAAATACCTATCAGACTTCAGTGAATCGGATATGAAGTGTAGAAAAGGTTCCTGCCAGCGCCCATCGGTATACTTTGTCTGTTTGCCTTGATGGTATGTTTCCAACTCCATTGCCTTCTTGGCTTCCGGAAGACTCCCCATACGCTTCCTGATAGTTTCTATGTGCGGCCTGGTTCCATCGTTCCAAGCCATGTATTCCGCTTCGCTGAAAAGCGGCCCCAGTGCAGCAGAACAATCTTTCAGTGCTTGGATGATTTCATTGTCATCGAATTCCTTTCCCCACGCAGCATTTGTGAAGAGTTCAGCTTCCTCCTTTGCCTTGTTCCAGGTTCCGCAACGACCAGCAAATTGCCCAATGGAAGGCAGATCCGGTCTCTTTTTTTGCCATTCGTCATATTCTCTTCTGGTGAAAAACTGGCCTAACTCCTGCGCTGCTTGATGGAGTGCTGAAATACAATCATCCTTTGTGAATACTTTTTCGCGGGGAGGAAAACCGAACTGCTCTCTGTAGGCTTCCCAGCCCTTGCGGGTATGATAGTATACACCCACAAAAGACATATGGCCGTTTTCCCTGGCGTACTTGTCCCACTGACTCCGGGAAGGCCAGTAGCCCAACTCTTTGGCGTAGTTAAGCATGGCCTGTTCTGTAGATGCTACTGATTTCATTTCTCAGCCCTCGAACCATACACCCGCCGCATCCCGGCCAGTGTCACTAACCAAGTGCCACCTGATTTCCTGGCTTCGTGCGGCAAAAATCTACCTCCTTGCTGGCAGGCCCTTTTGACTGTACTTACATCCAACCCCCAGAGGCCGCAAGCCTCCGAGGCGGTAACTACTTTCCCAGGGAATCGTCTCCGTAGCAATTGCAATCTTTACCTACAGGGATAAATTCACCGCAAGTTTGGCATTCCTCTAGTACAACAAAATCATGGTCAGGGCCTTCTGTGTGCCACTTTATGAACTCTTCCTTCGCCTCATAGACTGTACCAGTTGGGATATATTCATTTCCGTCCCAGTCTGATTTTTCATTCCAAGCATTTTCTGCTTCTCGTTGCAACATTTCGTTGTATTCTTTCTCGGTTAAGATTAGGCCGGAGTTGATGTTTTTGAATTTTAACATTTTAATATCACCTCATTTTTTTACTGGGGTTTTTACGGATAACCCCAAACCGATTTATATTTATGTCAGAATACCCCTGTTAGTCCAGTATCTTTTACCTTCTTCGAGTTCTTTGTTTATTAATTCTTTGTCTTCTAGTATCATGTCAGCGGTTACATTTTTAAATGTTTTCCAGTCATCATCACCCGCGCCCCAGTTCTTCTTTTTGAAAACTCCTGGCTTATCGCTTCTGGTGTAGTATTCTGTTGTAAAACCTGTTTCGTTTAAAAACCTAAAGTCTTCGATTTGCAACTCGCTAAGTTTGTTTAAGAAATTCTCGGCATCAGTGATTGTTTCGATTACCTTAGTCACGATATTCTTCGCCTCCCTCCAAGCCTGGCGGAGGGCTAAAGCTAATCTTGCGTACCAGTCGCCAACTAAAGTTTTTGCTATTTCGTGCGCTCTTTTCATCACTTGGCTTCTGTTGATGTTTTTCATTGTTTCGCCCTCCCGGCTTATTTTTTCCGTCCCGTTTTCGGGTATAACTTATTATATCATCCCTTATTCGGGATGTAAACATTATTTTGATAAATAATTAAAAAACTTTTTCCAGCAAATACGCGGCTTTCAAGGCAAAATAAAAAGCCCCACCACAAAGGCAGGGCCAAGAAAGAAATACGCGGTATTCTATTTTGTCCAGCAGGGGCAAATTTATGATGTTTGACCTTCTGCTTCTACAGCCGGTGCAACTTCCTCCGACTTCAATTCCCCGGCATCCACCTGCACATCAAAGGACCTCATACTCTTGTCTTGCAGCCATGCCTGTTCAACCGCATTCCGTATATTTTCATAGGTCATGCCAGGCAGGTTGTATTTGTCCATGTTCTTATTGAAATACGAAAGTGCCTCATGCAGCTTATCGGCGCCGTTCTTTTCACGGAAAACCGTTTCAGCATAAGTAAATGCTTCGCTGCCAAGTTCCTTAATAACTTTCTTTTGTGCTGCTGTTGTGTTTGCATCCAGCCATGCAGCAACTACCGGCTGAAACTTTTTAATCATCATGCCAACGTAAGAAAATAACGTGAGTGCAGCTAAATATATGATCATTGATATTAGCTGGCTAAATGATTGAGATAAGATTTCTTGCATGGTTTTGTACCTCCTTAAATTATTTATCTAGCTCACCGTTACAGTTCTGGTTGCATCATCCCATTTAACAGTATCATTCATGGCATCAACAACATCCTTGACAGGTGCATATGCTCGATCATTGATTATGACGCCTTCGATTTCCTTACCCTCAACGATAACCTTGATTTTTTCCAATTCTTTCTCACCTCCCCCGGCTAAATCCTTAAACAACCGTTCCCATGGAAACTTCGGCCCCGGGCAGTTCGGACGGTTAACTGAATCAATCCTATAATGTCCGATAATATGATCCCTGTCTACCGGTATATCGTGCTTGGCTATCAGTTGACGATGTAGCCAAAGCGTTGCCTGGTACTGCGCTTCGGTTAAATCCCCATCCCCACCGGCCCCGGTATAACCTTCGTGTTCTATGCCGATAGTGTAACGGTTGGGGTTAACTCCATCGTAGAGGGTCCAGCTAGGCTTGTTTACTGCCCCGGCATGCCAAGCTGCATTTTCATCGACAACTAACTGAATGATTTCTCCGGCACGGGTAACGATGTAATGCGCGCTTGCCTTAGCTGTCGGATTACATAGCCAGTCACGGCAGCCGGGAAATTTTCCGGCAGTAATGTGATTGACAATTGCTATCGGTTTTCTGCCATTTCTACTACTAAAGTTTGGGCTTGGTGATTGTTTGATTTGCATAGGCCTACCTCCTATTTACTTTTAATATTTTCTTTGATTTCGACCACATCTTTTCTGATGTCATCCACTACATCAAATTTTTCAGCTAAGATGTTAATTGTGCTCTGGTATTTTTCCTCTCTCTTGGCATTTTCCCGAAGCACATAAAAAAGCAGCACTACGAATAGTACTGCAAAAAAACCCTGACTTGCTGCCATCTTTAAAACTTCAGCTTCCACCCCTCCCACCTCCGGTAACCCAAATAAAATAACCTCCAAACGGAGGTATACTTTCGACTCTTGATTTTAGCGAGGTATACTTAGGTATACATGTATACTTTTTATATACCTAATTGCCAGGCTCAAAAATCTCTGTTTCAAAATTATAAATATAACTCATATCCGGTACAATATCTACATCAACCACATAAAGCCCTTCTTGTTGTATACGTTGCTTAAATTGTTCGATATCTAAATCGCCTTTCATGTCATTTATTTGTTGTATTTTACCATCGCCATCTACAATAATAAGCAATTTAAATACACCTCCTAATAAAATTCAATTACGGTTACAGAATGATATCCATATTGTCCATTAGGCATCCCAAAACTAACATTTGTTGCAGTTAACCCGGTCAGCCACGGCATTATGGCGTACGCATAATTGATTCCTTCTATACATCGACTTCCTCCACCTTGAAAAAGCACTATACATTTAGCAGGATTTACATTCGCAATTGCAATATTACCAGAAGTGCTACTGGGTGAAAAAACTACATTTTGCCACGATTTTATCCCTGTACTCAATGCACCCATCACAGTGTTACTAGCTCTTGTATCGGCAGAAGTCCCGATCTTATTTTTTAGATCCACGATTTTTGCATGGACACTACCCGATCCGTCTGCAGCATCCGTACGAAGACCGACCTGATAACCTAACCAGCCCATAATAGTCCCAATAATTCCACCTAAACCAGCCATCCTAAACCCCTCCCACAGGCAACCCGCTACTGTAAGTTAACGTCAGTATGTCACGAATTCCACCTGCAGGACCGTCAGAAGGTGGGATATACTGACTAATTTTTGACGGCAAGCCTGCGCTGTACTCTATCGTTGTGAGCGCATTTACGCCCTCGATGACGTGTACCGGTAGCCCCACCGCGCCGCTGTAAACGTAGAAGTGCAAAGCGTTTATCGCTGTCCATGCTCCGCTATCACCAGTCCGACGAAAGCAAGGATAGTCGGGATCTTGTGAGGTTTCACTTATTAGATCGTTTTTGTTTGTAGCATCTCCGGCTTTTTTGACAACTAGCCAATAATACCCGGCAGTTAAATCGGACATATTTATCGGTATTGAAATATAATTAGCTGTAAGAGGTATGAATTCGGCAGGAATAAGAACCTCCCTTAAAATATCACCCTCTACGCCACTGGGGCTGAATGTATTGTCCCTAATTTGTAGAATTACATCTGCCCCCGCCCCGTCTTTGTCTATGTGTAGCTCAACCCTACCTATTTCAGTTGTTCCAGCTATAATAAAGCGACAGCAATAATTATAGTCGGCCAAGGGGTTTTCCAACACTCCTGCCCCCGTTTTAGCGTCCCTTTGTGTTCCCTCGTATATGATCGTGAAAGGTTGCAAGCTTAACAAAGGGTTCATAGTTGACTGATTAATAGGGCTTACACCATTCTTAAAAGCATTTAAAGTTATTGCCTACACCCCCTGCTGTACGGTTATTTTACATTCTATATTTAAGACCTGGGTTTGTCCCTTACTAAACAACTGCTCGACGCTGCCAATTAAAACTCCACTTCCAGCTCCCGCAGTGGCGTCACTAAACAAAGCCAGGTAAGTATGATCCCCATTGCCCTCCGAAAGGGATAGTGTAGACCTAAACCTAACAACGCTGCCGGATGGAATGACGGCACCAACCTGTTTCCTGAATGCTTCGCCGCCTGCGTTTCCGATAACAATAAACGGAGCATTAAACTCAGCAATTAGCTCTGCGATTTTTTCAAGCCCCTCGGTCGTTATTGCCACCTAAGCCACCCCCAAGCATACAATCTCTCCACAAATAGCGTCCGCATCACCGCAGTACCAAGGATCGGTTCTTAAAGTAACTACAAATTCGATCTTAATGCCAACCGGTAGTTCTCCCGTGACAAACTTACTCTGATAATTCACATCAACTATTTTCTTGTTTTGTTGCCCACTAACCAGCGCTTGAAGTAAATCCGGGATACCTTTCAACCTCCCACCATAAGAAACCTTATAGGTGAGTTTATTACTGCTCAACGCTGTAATGTTTACTTTTTGGATGAGATATTGACCCTGTATACCACGGCCTGGTAGATTGATTGTGAGAAGTTGCCCAGGCACCCAGCCATTTACCTCAGTTTCAAAGCTGCCCTTTATCGTCGGGTTAGCATGTTGAGCCAGATCAGCCTGTCCTGTCGCTTCAGCCGCTTGAATGGTAATTAAAGAATCATCAACAATTTTATGTTCATATATTCCGTCTCCGTCTTGAATTAAGGCAACGGCTTGTTGGCTAGCTAGGTCCTCAACCATAGTAATGACGTCCATTGGCACCTTGTATCTAAAAATTACGGTCGTACCGTTGGGCGGAGTAGCTGTTTGTGCGCTGCAACGAATATATTTTTCACCCTGGTTATACATCCAGGAATAGCTTGCTTCATCATCCACGTACTCAAGGCCCGGCTTTATGGGTGGATTATTTATGTCCCCAATGTAGACCCAAGGGCTATGTGGCTCATGCCCCAGCACCCAAAGACGCTGCTGACCGTCTGCAACATAGGCAAAGTCCTGTTCATCGGAAAGCATTTTACCACCCAGGACATAGACCTTATTTCTCAATCCCTGTATATCCGGTTCGTGTTTTAGTTTCCTGATTGCGCTGTTGTGAGTTATTTCCACTGGTGCGAATGCATTATACTGCTCAAAAAATTTAACATCTTTAAAATAGTCAAGTTTCCATTGCCAGCCTACGTACCCAGTAAGCTGCTTAAAGCATTCACTTGGCCGTAAGTAGTCGAATTTAATATACTCCACCACCGGAGCACCTGAGACTATGCCGTTCCCGATAAAGCCTGGGCAATACTTATTTAATATGTCGATCACTATGTCACTTGCAGACATATTTTCATAGACCTCTACTACCAGTCGCCGGTCAAGCTGATAACCATAATCGACCGATTCGCAAGGATAAAAAACTTTTGTAGGTGTTTTCTCATCCTCTTTTGGATTAGTAATGATGCCGCCAAACAATCTGACTCCATTATCCTCGATTATTATTTCTTGCCCTTCAACCGGCTTATCCCCGCTTTTTAGTGTGAAAGAACAGGTGTCCTGCTCGTTGCCAAGTGCCTGCTCTATACTGAAACCGTCAAGCCTTACATCGGCAGTGCGGGCAACACCGGCTATTGTAATTTGCATGTTACCACCTCACGCCATGGCGTTGTAGCTCTCGCTCCAACTGCTCCCAAATCTCCTCAGCATTACTACCGGTGATATCGATATTGAAAACATTACCGGCACTACCTGTCAATGCAGCAACCGGTGCATCTACATTAACTGCAGGTGCCCTTAGTTTTGCAAGCAGTTCATTAGGAGTCGCCGAAAACCGAGAAGCTTGATACTCAATATCCTCTTTCAGCTTAGTTAGCCCAGAAGCCTGTCCTCCACTATTATTTGAGCTAAAGCTGATATCTTTCACAGCCCTAGTAAACAGCGCTGCCACTGACTTAAATATTGTGGCAATATCTTCTTGTAGGCTACCTGTTAATACTTCCACCTCTGCTGTTTGCAGCTCAACGTCAGGCATAATGGTTGGTACATCAATAGTAGGCGTTGTTGCCTCAATAGCCGCTGTATTGGTTTCTACCTCTTGCGTTACGCTGTCCGTGCGCTCCACGTTAGCCTTTGCCTGATACTCTGCCGGTGGCGCATCCGGTAGCTTTGGTAGTTCCGGTGTTTTTAGATCTTCTATTCGTGACGTTACCACCGACTCAATACCGGATAGTTTTGCCATCTGTGCAGCTAATTGGCTAACTGCCCCGCGTATTAATGGGACACCGCCTTGTAAATCTCCGGTCATCATGCCCACTAAATTAGGCATCCATTGGTCAGCGTTACTTCCTGGCCCTTTTTTGGTCGGTGAGCTAAAGCCAAGGTAGTTGCTGATCTCCTGGGCAACTGATTCTAACGTATTTGTCAGGTCAGTGCGCCTGGATGCGATACCACTAATAAGGTTACCGATTAGATTACTACCCCAGTTTGTAGCATAATTTACCGTAACCTGGAACCGCGTATCAACCTGACCCAAGATGTCGTAAATAAAGTTACGGTTGTCAGTCCAACCCTTAACTAAATCAGCATTGGTTTTCTGCCATAATGCGCTAAGTCTCTGCTGAACCTCCTGCCAAGTAGCAATACTCTGCGCCTTGATCTCATTTTGCTTGGATGATAATTGATTCCCCGCATCACTCCAGGATTGCAACAGGCTTGAAACTTCGCTTTGTACGATAGCTACATGCTGGGATGCCTGGGCCTTGGCCTCATTAATAACAACCTGGCGCTGGTCTGCAGCCTCACCCACTTGGTCAGTATCGGAAATATTAAGCGTACCAGACAAGTCGGGCAGTGCCGTCGAAATAGCCCCGGTAAGTGCCGCGGCAAAGGCAGCGCCAAGCTTCTGAGCTTCTTCTACCAGCTTTTCGAGTTCTTTGACGGTATTTTCTCTAATTTCTCGGTTCTTATTTTCCCAATCATTAGCGTACTCTGTCAGTTGGGCAGCCGCATTGCTGCGGAGCTCGGATATTTTAGACTCGGTTTCATTTTTAAGCCCGGTAAGCTCGCTGGTGGCCTGCTGTGTAGCTAAAGATGATTTTTCCTGCCAGAGCAACACATACTGCTGCAATTCATCGTCAGTCAAACTATTAAGTGCCGCAATCTCACTACTGGCCTTTGGCCCCATCTGTTCAAGCTCAGAAATAAGACCCTGATCAATGCCTCGGGCCGCTAGGGTCTGAAGGTTTGCTTGCCAATCACGGAAAGCGCTGACCTGATCATCAAGATTGCCCAGCAAATCCAGCCCGGATACTTCCTTGGGCTCCGGAATGGAATCAAAAAGTCCCACCCAGTCCATAAGGCTCTTGGCCCTACTATCCACTGCCTTCTGATACTCTTGGGTTGCTTTCTGCTCATCTTCGATTAACTTCTTGTTTACATCTTCAACTTTCTTCTGATAATCTTCCAGTGCCTTAGTCAGATCTTGACGGTACTTACCGGCAGTTTCCTGGACATTTTTGGTCAGATCCTTCATTTTCTTGCCCTGTTCATCTAGTGCCGAATTAGTAGACCGAATCTCCTTTTCAAGCTCGGCCTGTGACTTCCTTTCTTGTGTCAACCGCAATTCAAGCTTTTGAGTTTCCTCGGCAGTGGCTTCCTTAGAGGCTTTGGCCTCATCGTAGCCCTGAGCGACCGAAGCAACTATTTGCTTTTGCAACTCTAACTGCTTGCTTAGGTGCGCACTTTTTAAGGATAGCTTGTCTGTCTCGGTTGCATTTTCGCCCATTTTTGCGGCAGCAATATCATACTCCGCTTGCAGTATCTGCAGGCCAACGCCTAGCTTATCGGCTGTCTTTTCCCATGCTGCGCGGGTATCCTCTGCGGCTTTGGAAGCTTTTCCGCCTGCGCTACCAGCAGATCCGCCTAGCCCGTCCATCGAATTACCTAGTCCTGAAACTGCTTCAGCAGCAGCGTTAGCCTCTGCTTCCAACTTAGGCAAATCTCCCGTATCTACATCCGGAGGCTTCGCTGTGCTGGCCTCTGCCGCTTTCGGCATGAATGAAGTTTTGACACTAGACATTGCGTTAGATAATTTTTCTCCTGCTACCTGGGCTGACACGCCAAGTTCCTGTAATTTGAGGTCAATATCGTCTATCTTTGAATTTACCGCTGACTGAGCCTTATCAAAGCCTGCCTCAAAGCCGGGGGCAATCTTTCCGATTAAACCAACGACCGGAGCAACTGCACTCATTATTCCGCTTAGTAGTGAAAATACTTTGCGCTTAAGCTGGTTAAAGCCTGTAGCTATGGATATTATCATGCGGTTGAAAAATGATACTATTACGCTGGCCACGGCCTTGGTTTTATCCTGAATACCGCCCCAGTTATTGACCCAGGCCTTGTATAAGGCGTATGCAGCGGCCACAAGTGCACCGATAGCAATTACTACCCAGTACATTGGATTAGCTAACAACGCACTATTAAAAGCCCATTGGGCAATTGTAGCTAAGCTAATACCTGCCCGATACATAACCAGGGCTTCCCGCGCAGCAACAAAAGCAAAGGTTAGTCCCTCTACTATGGCTGTGGTTATCATGGCAAATTTTAAAATAATAAACGATGAGGCGACTCCTAAGATAGCAGCTTTTATTGCCGTACTATGGTCGTTTATGAAATTAAATAATTTACTTGTGATGTCAATTGCACTGCCAAAAACATCACCCAATCTTTTGCCCCATACTTCAAGTTGCCCAGAGTCGGAAAGATTATTAAATGTAGTTAATAATTCTTTGAGTTGTGCCTTAGTTTTTTCAAATATGTTTTGGCCAAGTATTCTACCAGCAGTACCAAGCCAGTCTTTTAGGTTTGATATCATGCCATTAAGAGTTGTGCTTTGGGCCTCCATCGCTCCGTGATAGCGGTCACGAATAATAGCAGTAAGGGCATTGTTCATCATTTGCATGTTTGTTATTTGCCCTTTTGAGTTTACTATTTCCTGGTTATACATTTCCTGTGCTTTTGAGGCAAGCATATCTTTTGTAATTCCAAATTCCTTAAGACGCTCCAATTCACCAGTTTGAGCGTCGGCAACTGCTTCCATGGCCTGGGTCAGGGGCTTGCCCATCGCGGCCGCCATATCTCCCAAATCACCTAATACATTTCTGGCTTCGATACCATATGCCTGAAGTCTTACTGTAGATTCGATGATCTCAGGTATTTCAAAAGGTGTTTTGGCAGCAAATTTGGTGGCCCATTCAAGCAATTCTCCAGCTTTCTGAGTGTCTTTCATAACAATATTGAGCGTTTGCCTGTACTGCTCCATTTGGGCATTTCCAGAAACTAGCCATTTCCATCCACTAGCTATACCGACCCCGGCAACAACGCCGGCAATGACTGTTTTTAACCCATTAAGTGCTTTATTTGTTACTGAAACTTCATCGCGAACATGATTCATTCCCCGTCTAAAGTCCGCCATATCCAAACCAAGTCGGACTAATAATTCACCGACGTTCATTATTGCTCACCAATCCCCCTTTCTAAATAAATATTGGTATTATATAATAACCTAAGGGGGTGATAATTTATGGATGGAATTTATTTTGCGCTTGGAGTTCTATTACTGCTATTAGGTGTAATCGGGCTTATTTTTGGTAAATTGCCAAAAACTGCTGGACGCAAAATCCCAGCATTACTTGCAATATCTGGAATTATCTTAATTATTACTGCAGGGATAACTGCACCTGATCCTCAAGAAGCAATGGAACAACAACGGGCAGAACAACAGCGCATTGAAGCTCAGCAGCAACAAATCGAAGTCAAAACCGAAGCTCAAGACATGATTAACTCTAAGGGTCAACAAAAAGTAGTTGTGTATGTCAAAAACAACAGTGACAAAATATTTTCTGGCTCCGTGGAAGTAAGATCGTTAGACACTGACGGCTCCCAATTGGGCTGGGATGTTGTTTACCCAAAAGACTTAGAACCAGCCAGGCAAACATACGCCATTTTATGGTTAAAGACGTGGCCCACTGGTTCAATAAAATATAAGGTTGATGGTAGTTTTAAGTAATTAATCAGTTAAAGGTGCTTTAGCTTACCCGGTACCTTAAGTCCCTTCGCCTTTGCCGCCTGCACCAAAGAAGCCAGATCATCATTCTTTACTTCCTTTTTTTCACGTCTCTTTGGCCGCTTCCCGATAAACTGCTCAATTTTAAACGCCTTACTGCCTTTTTTTCGATGCAGGTTGGCAGTCAGCGCCGAAAGCTGCGCGACCGGGTAGGAATCTTCCCACCAATCTTGTTGCTTTTGGTGAAGCGTTTCCTTGGCTATGTCGTGCAGCTGCATCGGTGTAAACTCGGCCAGATCAGCACGTTTCCAACCGCACTCCCGACCGAGCAGCGCCAATACTTCGACTGTTATCCAGCCTACATCTTGCCCTTCGTGCCCGCCTGCACCAGTGCCACTAGGCCCGACAGCAGGCGTTTCAGGGCTAAAAAATGGAGGTCGATAAAAGCACCTGCCAATTCTTCGACCTCACTCAAATAAGCCTCCTGAATATCTTCTTTCGTGATCCCTGGGAATATCTCCGGGACGTGCTTGTAAAGAATGCCGGTAACCGCTTCCAGGGCATCCCGAGAAGATTCTGCCTTGAAAATGACATCCAGACTGCCGCTCAGACTAACGGCCAGGGCTTCCAGTTCCTTGATTTTGCGCTCAGTGACTGTAATCTTCTTGCCTGCTATTTCAACTTCTTTAGTTCTTGGCATTTACTATTCCTCCCTAAAATAAATCGGCCCCTGTCCATAGAAGCCGATTGTTTCCTCAATAATTTTTTCAACAGATTTTTCAATACTATCCTCATTTACAATTGCAAACCCTTCATACCGAACATCATTGCCAGTGTCGGTATAGAGCACCAAGATAATTTCCTGCCCCAGGTCCCGGAGCCAGTCGCCGTCTACCCAGTACGCTTTGGCTGTGGCCACAAAGGAGTTCATCGACTGCTTTTTCTCCCGCCAGCCACCAGATGTGAACTTCGTAGCTTCCCTGGTGTCGGATAATTGCTCCAATGCCCAATTAAAACAACCACCAACCTGGTGCATCTGCAGATACTTGCCGCTGACAGTTACGGCCCCGCCCTGGGTGTCGCTGAATACTACTACACCGCCAGCGTGCTCTACTGTGTAGCCGGATGAAACAACAGCCCCGTCAACCTTTACGGTTACATCGTGGTTCTTAGACCAGTACCTCATGCCTGGATCATCAATAGTAAACCTGGTGCCGGTAATATCGGCCACGGTAGGAGCATCTGTAAAGTCATAAATACCGTTTGCCGCTGGGTCGTAGCCTACCAGGTCGCAGGCAAATGCCTGGTCCGGTGTCGGTGTAAATATACCGCCTATACTACCGCGAATAGCCATACATCATCACTCCCGGTAGTGAAACGAGCCATCACCCTGAAATTCCACTGTTTCTTGTATTAACTCGTCAACCGCCAACTTAATGCCGTCAGCAGAGATAATCGCGTAACCCTCGTAACGTATGCCTGTTGATTCGTTAACATGCAGCACAACGATAACCTCAGAACCCAAGGCCTCGAAAAACTGCTCGTCACCCCAATATGCTTCGGCACTGCCAGTAAATCCATTTAATGTAGACTCAAATTCTTTCCAACCATTACTCTGAAACGTGGTTTTATCCTGCATGTCCAGCGTAGGATCAATGCTCCAATTGAAAAAACCACCCGCCTCTGCCACTGACGGTTACAACTGCGCCAACTGCCTGGGCTACATCAAATACCACTACCCCGCCTGCGTGTTCAAGTGTGTAGCCATTTGTGACCGTGTTACCACCCACCTTTACGACTACGGCAGTATTCTTATCCCAATACCGTTTTGTCACATCCGTGATGGTATACCGTGTCCGGGTTGCGTTTGCGGTAGTTGCCTCATTTGTAAATGCAACAGGTGCGACATCTGTTTGCACATACACCGCACCTAATTTTCCCGCTAATGTCATATTATCATCTCCTGCATTCTATTGATTAGGCTGCAGCATAAGTTAATGCACCTGTGCCTTGGAGCTCCACGGAAAAACCAACAATACCATCTACTGCTACCTCGATGGGCATGGATGATACCAGAGCCGATCCAGTGTACTTCGGGAAAGTAGCGCCAACACGCAATTCAATGGATAGGGGGGTACCGGCAAGCCAAGCATCCTGAATAGCCTTTTGTCCATTTGCATCGGCATTGATTTTATAGTTTCCTTCCGCTGATGCGCTCCATTCTTTTAAGCCAGCAATAAATTCTTTCCAACCGTTAGAGTCAAAGTTGGTGCTGTCCATCATATCGGCACCCACATCCAAGGACCAATTTTTAATCTCCGCCACTTTGTTTACGCCAATATAAAACCCACCACTTTTACCTGCTACTGCCATTTGTTTATACCTCCTTAATTATAGTGAAATTAATAACCCACTCATTTCTACCGTTTGCATCTCGGCCCATACTCTCAGGCGATTGCTTTGCCTTAACCAACAGATAGCGGGTTACGCCCAGTGTCTGTTCAGTCAAGCCATGCAGAGCATTTTTTGCCTGTTCAATCTTTGCTCGTCCAGTAGCGTAACTTTTGTTCCTTACTCGCACTTGCAGTCCTGGGTATTCACCATCCCAGTGCAAATCGGGAGGGCTACCGGCGTACTCGAACAGGGCAACACAGCTATCTGGGGCTTCCGGCAGAAAACCTAAAAAAATATCAGCGCCAACTGTACCTATCCCCTGCGCTTGCAAATATCCTCCAATATCTTCTAAGAGCAATACCATTCCTCCATAAGAAAACCGCCCTAAAAGGACGGTCTACCTAAAATATTTATTATACTCCTGGCGGCGACGCTCCCCGCTGAGCTGCGCGTAAATTAACGTCGTACTGGGCCTAGCGTGGCCCATACTGGACATAATAACATGTAATGGTGCCCCATTCTCCAACATCGTGGTGGCTGTCGTATGTCGCCATCTATGCGGATAGACGTTTACTTCGACCTCTGAGTGTTTGGCAATATCTTTCACTATCTCCCTTATCCTGGCTATCGACATGCGCCTGATAGGGTTCCGGACGGTGACAAATAGTGCTTCGTGTTCATCTTTGCGGGACTGCAGATATCTCTGAAGCCAAATCCTGCACCTCTCAGTAAAATACACCTCGCGCTGTTTATTGCCCTTGCCGATGACCGTCGCTGACCTCGTCTGCCAATTAACATCCTTTATGTTTAGTCCATGCACCTCGCCTATCCGGCAACCTGAGGCGTAGAAAAACTCCATAAGTGCCTTTTCAAGCGAACTACTACAGGCATCCCGTAACAATTCCACTTCTTCAGTATTCAGCGCCTTTGGGATCCTGGCGCCCTGCTTTGGTTCCTTTAGTTTCGAGGAAACATTTCGTTCAATAAAACCTTCTTCATGCAGGTATCTAAAGAAGGCGCGTATAAACTTTATTCTATGCCCGATACTAGCAGGCTTAAGATGATCTTGCTTGATTAAATACTCTTTAAGAGAAAGATGGGTAACATCTTCAATTTCAATGTCTCCTATGTGTCTAATTAATAAGTTCGACTGTATTTGGTATGCATTAAGCGTGTGGGGAGAGTATCCCAACAACCGCTTATCGCCCTCATATAATTTCCAAGCCTCACTAAGCAACATTAATCAACACCTCACCATTAAGTTATATAACCTATATAACTAATTATAATGCTGCATAGAGGGCTTGTCAATATGAGTTATATAACTTATAATATTTTAATGGAGGTGCTAAGGCATGGCTGTTGACAAGGATAAAAATACACAGGTCCTGGCTACATTCCCAAACGATATGCTTGCAAAAATAGAAAAATACTGGCATGATAATAAGCTTAAAAACAGGAACGAAGCCATAAGACAACTAATTAGTATCGCGCTAGAGAAGACCTCTAAAAAATAAGAGGTCTTCTCTTTTGTCTGTTTTTAAGTTATATTAGTTATATGAGTTATCTAACTAACGCTTTTCGTTGGTTAGTTATAAGAGTATTTCTTGTGGCGGTTGCTTTTTGTCAATTTCAAATTGTGCGAGCAATTCCGCTTCTCGCTTACTTATTTGTATGTCTTGGTCTTTACCAAACTTGTATACATACCTATTCCCATTTGTTTCATCTGTTACGTTTAAAATGTATTCAGTTGTTGTTTCAGCTGCTGTAGTTACTAAACCCATATTTTACACCCCCAACGAATAGCCAACACTGTAAGTGTAGCTGCTCGAATCACCATGAATGACGGAAACAGACCACGTTCTAGGTAGCTCCCCCGATGTTCTTTGTTTTACCCCTGATGCTGCTGTGTTAACAGCAGGACAAACTTCATAGACATTTATTCCAGTGGCAACAACAGCAACAGGGAGTGCGTTTAGCCAATAAACTGTTCCAGTAACAGGGTCATGTCCTCTTATAACAACTTGCAAACCACCTGTGCCAGATGCAACAGTTACGTTTAGTGATACTAAAATCCCTTTTGCATTTTTATTCGTCATATTTGGGCTGGTTGTAGTGCTAGTTCTTGTAGCACTTGCTAACAACGTACCTTCTGCATTTAGTACAAAATCTGCTATTCCTTCTGCAACTTTACTACCAGTTAGTTGGATACTCTTCTCAGAATTAACCAACGGACTAACCTTACCAATTACAGTAATACTACCACTAGCGTAACCACTAACTCTTGCACGTACAGATTTTATAGTAGCAACTTTTATTTCATATAACCCTACCGTAGTAGTCGTACTACTTTGTGTACTATCATTTTTCGTTGCTACTATAGGATACCAATTTGTATCATCAATTGAACCTTCAAAATTAATTGTTGCAGAAAAAGTACCTCTAACTTCTAGTATAGCAGTTGCATAATCATTTACATCTAAATTTGTTCCATTGCCATCTGCTGTTACAGCATTTTGCATTGTTAAATTAGCAGGGGAATATCCACCTGTAACAAAATTTTCAGAAACAACTCGCAATGCTTTTGATGTGCCATTTTTAAACGTAGTTAAAAAATCACTTAAAGGATTTTGTGCCATACTCTCACTCTCCTTAATTTATTATAAAAATTAAAAACTGGTGTTCTCAGTTAAGACACCAGTAATTGATAAATGTTTATTATTATTTATATTAATATTACTTGCAGATTGATTTAATTGTGGAGTTATTAAATTGCCATGTGAATCAATTCTAAAAGTATCTACATTTAATTGAGAGATTGTTAAACTAAATAAATAACTAAAAAATGTATCAAATTCATTTGCAGTATCAAAAACATATGCATCATCTAATAAAGTAGTATCATCAATTAATTCTGTATCATCAAATGTAGGTTCTGTTGTATATAAATTTCCTGCAATATGTAGATTTCCATTTCTAAATAAACGTGCAATAACTGTCATATTATCATTATCACCTACTTTTTAATTTGGTATTATTTCTATATCTAGAGAATCAGTTGTTGAATTATATACAAATTTAAATCTATTATTAAAACTTAATGAACCAGTTATATTATTATCACCTTGTTTATTAACAAAATCATCATATTCTAAATCTAATCTATTTTTTAAAGTTGAATATGTAATACCTGTTGGAGTAGAAGTTCTACTATCAATAATTTCTGCATCACCAGAACCAGAATTTAAAACTAAATTATCTACTCTTTGTGTTATTTCATTGGCAAAATCTTCAACATTATCGGAAGTATACAAATTATTTACGTTTTGTAATTGTGTGCGTTTTGCCATTATATAAACGATCCCACGACCGAAATATTGTGCTACTGTTATTGTTTGACCTTCAAGCGAAGAATCAAAAAAAACATATCCTGTTTCATAGTCAACTTTATAGTATGATGTTCCAGTTATTGCTTGATTTATATCTATCTCATATTTAGATGTTATTGATACTTTATAAAAAGAATCTGGAACATTTTTTAATATAATTCTATTATTTACGATTTTATGTTGTTCATTTAATCTTTGAACTGATATTTTATTTCCATTATCATCAGTGAACCAGAGTATTTGAAAAAATTCGTTGTATGGAGAAAATATTGACAATTAATCTACCTCCTTTATTTATAATTTTTATATTATATGATTAATATTTTATATAATTATTATATTTTCTTTTTATCATCTACTCCTTTCTCTTTGAGCATTGATTCTTTAATTGGATTGTTTAACACATTTAATACTTCATTCACCACAGTAATTTCCCTAAATCCAACATAACTTACTCTATCTAAAAATACTAATATATTATTCTTAACTTGGTCACTAATTTCATATAACATATTTTATACCTCCTTTTTATTAATTAATATTATTATTGTTTTATTTTTATTTTATATTTTTAGATTTTAAATAATTATTTTACTACTGTTCATCTATACTATTGCATTTAAACAACTAACCAAAGAATTCAAATCACTAGCAAATAAATAATCTCCAGAACTTTTTACACTTGGCAACCCCGTAGAATTCATATCATATATTGAATTCCTTGCTTGATTAAACATACTTGCATAAAAAATACCCCCACTACTTGCTGTAGTAAAGGTACTAGCAGACAAACCTTTATATTGCCTAAACTCATTAATTCTTGTACATAATCCATTCCATTCTGTAGCAGTTAAATTTGTTGCAGGATCTCCTGAAATTTTTGGTGTTGTCCAACTAAAATTACTTGGTCTACTAGTAGGAGTTATATATATTGATGCACCATTAGTAAGACTGTATAGTCTTGAACTATCTCCACCAGTTACCCATGATACTGCATGTAATTCATATTCAATTCCTTGTGTTAAACCAGTAAAAGTAACTTCTTGCCCAGGATATGTTTCTATTGAAGATTGTGTTCCAGAAGGAGAAATATATACAATATCACCTTCTGCCAATCCTGACATATAATCAACTTTAACACTAATTGAATTATCTGTCTTACTTATTAATGATAATGTTGGTGGACAAGGATTTACTGTTGCTATTTGTGTATATGATATATCTCTGACTTCATCATTATTATAAATATCTATTGCTTCAATATGTAAATTATATTGTGTCCCATAAGATAAATTATCAAATGTATATTGTGTATCTAAACTAAGTACACGATTTGTTTCTATATAATATAAGCGATATACAAGTTCTCCACCATATTTATCTTTATTAGGGATACTTGACCAATCTACTGTGAAACCTTTATCATTTCTACTAATAACTTTTGGTTCATCAGATGGGAATAATGTATATGTTATATAATTAGACACATCATCTGTTAGTACCCAATATTCTAGTATTTGAGAATGATTTGTAGGACAATATAATAAACCACTGTCTCCCCACCAATCACCCCAGTTATTGTGTATTATCCAATGTTCTACATTGTTTATAGTTGTCCATCCAATCACAACCATAACGTGTGTATAATTTTCATCAACATTATTAACAGGTGCTATCATGCCATCATTAGAAACATTCCATAAGTGATCGCCGTTATGCATTTCAATAAGAACTCCACCATTATTTTGTATGGCAGTTTTAACTTCAGTAGTATCAAATGTTTGAAAATAACTAGATATTTTATAATTCCTTGCTTCATCTATTAAACTACTATATACTGCACTAACTGCAATATCACAATTAGGATAAGTATCAATACCTTTTAAATGTATATAAACAGGAGCACCATCATTTACTAAATCTGGTAATGTTTGACTTATATACATTCCTTCATTTGTATCTGTATTTAATATTCTGTTTCCATAAATCCATTTATATGAGAATGTACCTTGCGTATACCAGTTTTCATAATATTTATATACCGCTGTTGAACCATGTTCTCTATAAGTAAATATTTCTAACATTGTGGCGAGTGCATTTGCTAAACAACTTGGTATTTCTGTTGTCGAATCTTTATACTGACAAGTAACCATTGGATAATAAGTTGGATAATATGACATAATTTATCACCTCCCTTCCTTATTATTTTAATTACTTATCTTTTTTAATTTGTAATAAATAATCTTCATATTTTAATTTTTCATTATTTAAGTTTTCTATTTCTAATAATAATAATTGCTTTTTATTTTCTATTTCATTTATAATATTATTTATTTTATTGATATCTACTGTTTCTTCTAATTCAACAATTTTTGTTTTTTTTATTACAAATGCACCATTATTATTAATTAATTCTACATTGTCTATTACATTTCTTTTTGGTGCAGGTCTATTTGATAAAGCACCACAAATTAATTCATTATTGATACTCATAAATAAATTACCTCCTCATTATTTTAATTGTTATTTTGAATTTCTTTAATAATACAAATAATAAAGACCTCTTTCAATTAATTAATTAACATTCTCAATTGAATTATTACAAGTGTTATTTATTTAAAATAATTCCGTAATATATAATATCTTTACTTTTATTTTTAATCTTACCATTATTTACCGAAATTAATACAGGATTAGAAAAATACTTACTATATTGTAATAATTGACTTGTTGTATTTTTATTGTCTTTTTTTTAATTCAATTATTACATCTCTATTTAATTCTATTTCTTTAGCCAATATATCTATTCTATATTTATCTATTTTAAATTCTTTTTCAATAAAAATATATTTTGGAAAAATTAACTTAAAATTACTAACAATATACCCATTTAATATACTTTCAACAGTAAAAATATTTTCTCTCCGTTCATTAATTAATGCTAATAAATAATCAATATATGACCAATAATTATCATCTCCTTAAATATCATATAAATTTGTTGTAATCCGTTTTAATCTATATAGATTGAAAAAATCTAAATCATCAATATATTGATTAATAACTTCATATAATTCTATAAATTCTGGTTCATAACCATATTCCTTAATATACCCATAAATATAATTTTCAATATTATTAATAGCAATATTATCATTATCAATATGTATCTCATAATTCATTTCATCAATCATATCTATATTTAATTTATACAATTAAAATTCCCCTTACTTTATTCCTGCTAAATTAATCATCTTACTCACCTGTTATTATTGAACAAAAATTAATACTAAAATATAGGGTGATATTTCACACCCTATATTTTCAATCACTTTCTATTAATGTACTAACGCATTTGTCACACAATTTTTTACATATCCAATCACCATCATACGCACTTCCATATTGTCCCTGCTGTTCAATTCTCCATACTTGCTCCTCAATTCCAAATACATATCCACATTTACTACATGTAACTGGAATGGGTTTATGCTCCGCACAACAAATAGAAATCATCTTATTTTCTAATTCATCTCCATGCTTAACATCCACAACTGTAGAATATAAATCATTAGTAAGGTTAGTAACATCTGTAATTTCATTCAAGGGTATGTATACTCTACAATCAGTTTCTATTTCATCCATCAAAACTAAATCATTATCACAAATATCATAGTTAAAATCTTGATAGATAAATGTAATTCTTGAATCTCTGGTGGTGATTTCTACTTTGTGGTTAACGAATTGGCTGAGATTTGAAATAAGGTTTGAAATAGGATTTTGAATAAAGTTTAACATAATAAAAACCTCCATAATTTAATATTTATAATGAATATTAACCCTATAAACATATTATAGAGGTTTCAATTTGTTATTACAACGTTCACCCAATGTGATAACAAAGCATATAATGGATTTATTTACTACTATCTTAAAATAACACTTATTTGCATAGAATTACTCTTTATTTTCATTTAACCTTTCATTTAATCTATATTCTAACAAAATCATTTTTTCTTTAAGAGTTTGAATGTCTTTAGAAATATTTGCTTCTGGATTATAATATTCTGACAAAAATTCTTTTACAGAACCTACATTCTCTTGAGTTAGATTTTCATGCATCTCTTGTACAATCATTTGCCTAATATAATCTGAAACAGTAGCCCCTTTGTTTTCAACATACTTAGTAAATTGTTCTTTTAATTCTGCACCTATTCTAACAACTATCTTATCATCCTTATTCTTTGTTTTGTTTTTAGTTGATGAAGTTTTATTAGATAATAAGTATCCATGTACATTATTTTCATCCATAAAAATCACTCTCCCATCTTATTATTGTATATCATTTATGTATTTTTTAAAAGTGGGAGAAAAGTATTAATATAAACAGTATATTTATATTAATACTTTATAAAATTTAATTATCAATATTATCTATTCTATTTTTCCACCAATTACGATCTAACACTTCACCGATAATTGCATTTGCCACTCTATCACATAAAACTTCTTCTGGATCATTATTTCTAAAATCATTATCATATATTTCTTTTATTAAACAATCTTCTTCTGAAATATTTAATCTTTTCCTTAAAGATTCAGTTTCAATTTTTATAGTATTATAAAGTAAAAACCATTCAGTCCTTAATTTTATATGTGTTATTTCATGAATAATTAACCAAAAAATACTTAATTCTGTTTCTGCTTGATCTTGAAAAATAATAATTTTATTTTCTGTTGGTTTGCTCCATGCTCGAAAGACATTATTACCAGGAAATGGTATAGATTTAAAATAATTATCTTGTGTCCAATAAGATTCTTTTTCATTAACATTTGCAATAATAATATTAATATCATTTAATTTAAAACAATTTAAAAAATTATTAATATCATTTAAAATACTATCACTTAATTCAACTTGATTTAAATATAACATATTTGTATTCTCCTTTATAGTTTTTTATTAATGATATAATACTATAAAGGAAAATAGATGTCAATATATTTATTTTATTATTTTATTAATTGAAATTAATATTAAATAAAAAATTATTTTAATAATTTAATAGTTATAATGCCAATGCTTGCATCTTCATATAAACTATGGTATAATGCACCTAAAACTAAAAACAAAAAGGAGTTGAATATCTATGAAAAAACTAAAAAAATTAATTATGCTTACTGTCGTTCCAGCAACAATTTTATTCAACGCTTCATTCGCTTTTGCAAATACAAATCTACCATCAATAGATAAATTACAATTAATGTTTGATCAACTAAAAACCAATCCTGAATTCCAAAATGGTCAACTATATATTAATGCAAAATTTGTTACACAATCTGGATTAATTTTTCAATGGGATAGCGAGACAGGAAATTTTATTTTTGGTGATAGTGATGGAAGTGGAAGTGGTGTAATTACACCTCCTGCTACCACACCGATTGTTAATCCTACTTTACCTGAAGAACCTATTGTAAATGTTGATAATGTAACACAAACTTATATTAAAGACAATGTAAAATTTATTGAAGTAAATAATATTATATTTGCTAATTGTAGTAATTTAAATAATAAATATCCAGGTATATTTAATGGCACAGGTATGAAAATAGACAATATTAATTATATTGCTCATAAAGATAGGACATATGTAAAATATGATTATTTTTTAAATGTTATTTTAAAGAAATAAACTATTAGCCTAATACTGCAACTACAGGATTTTCAAATATAACATTGCCATCTATATATGTATTTTTCCCTGTTGTGCCAATTTGAGTTGAATTAGTGCCATATATTGATAAACTCTTTGCAGGTGAATCCATTTCTATTTTTCCATATACTACATTTAGAGAATCTTTCCATAATATTGTACTAAATTCTTCTGCTGTTAGAATTAAATTGCGTCCTATTTTTGCATCTGTTCCAACATCAATAGTTGTATTACTTGTAATTGTACCACCTATAATATTAGGACTTTCAATTGTTGTTTGAGTTATTTTTGTTGAAGTAATAAATGTAGGCAAAGAACTAAGTCCATTAGCCCATGTTGTAGATAATGCTCCAACGTCACTTGCAGACGAAGGTATAAACGGTTGACTTGTTACTTGCCCCCAAGTTATAGTTGCATTCGCTCCCATAGTAATATTTGTTCCAACGATCAATTCGTTGGTTTTTATTTTTGATGCACCAACACTACTATCTGCCAAATAAGTACCATTAATTTTTTGATTTAATTCATCAAGAATATTAGTACCACTTATTTTTAATGAATCACAGTCAATATTCCCTTTAATATCTGCATTTTCTGCTGTTAATTTTGACATGTATGCGTTTCCTGAAAGATCAACACGGAATGGTGCTGAATTAAACTCATTATTTCCTAGATAAATACCTTGATCGTCTGCTTTGAAAATAGAATTACCAGTTCCTATTTGTATATTTCCTGTAGATATTAAATCACCATCGTTATTTATATAGAATATATCTGTCCATACTGGAATATCTACTGTTCCGGTATTTTTTTGGATCTTAAAACCAGAAGTTGGATCGAGTAAAATTTGTGTTTTCTTATCTGAACGTATTAATGACATTATCATATTAAAAATCTGCACACCATTTTGATTAACAATAAATGTTTTATTACCTTCTGCATCAGATGCATCAATTTCTAAATTTAGACCGCAAAGTAGTTTTCCTATAATTTTTTGTCCCAAAATTCCCGATGTCGAGATACAATGTCCCCAAGTATTACCTCCATCATTACTAATAGCTAAAACACCATTTTGAATTATTAATACATTTAATGGATTATCAGGAGAAGTTATATAAATACCTCTTTTAGATATTTCAACATTTTCATTAACGTTTAATAATAATTCATTTTTTATATTTCCACTTAATTTATCTATTACATTTGCTAATTGGTTGTTTGTGGTAGATATATCATTCCAACTATCTTTATTTGCTTCAACAATCATTCCGCTATTTATACTCTGATTCAACATTTTTACAAACTTATCTTTATCTTTGCTTATTTCTTTAATATTGCTAATAACTAAATCTATATTGTTATTCTCAAAATCATATGTAATTTCTATTATTTTTGCTTTAATATCTAAATTGAATTTATCATACTTTACTCTAACTGTTTCTGCTAATTGTAATTTATCTCGATCATATTGACATCCAATATCAATACAACTAAATAAATCTACAATCCCTATTTCAATAACTGTTGGAGGATAATAATATTTCTCAAATTCCTTCTTACCCCATATAAGCAATTCTTTAGCATCTGAAATGTATTCATTTCTTATTTCTTTTTTAATAATAAACGATCTTTTTAATTCTAGAATTTCATCTGAACTAAAATTACTTTCCATAGACAATAAATTAACTAATGTAGTTATTTGATTATTTATATCACTAATATGATTTTCTAAACCATTATTTGTTCTATTCCCAATGGAACAAATAACACCTGTACTATCTGTATCAGCAAATGTAACATTGAAATCTATTTTATCTTTCGTTGTAAAATAAATTATACTAATAACATTATCAATAACACTACATTTCAGTGTAGGAATTAAAGGGAATTTATTATTATAATTATAATATTTATTATTAATATAATTAATTATTTTTGTAGCAACATTATTTATTGTATCGCCTAATGTTAATGGAATATCTATAATCTTATCATCAATAGTTATATTAATACTACCATCAGCAATACATCCATTAGTAATATTTATATCAAATAATATAGAATTAATTTCTTTTAATTTATTATCAATTTCTATTTGTTTATTATTTCTTTGTAAAATCAACTCAGAAATTGGTAAATTATTTGCTTGTGCTAAGTCAAGAGAGTCAAGTATAATAAACATTTCAGTTCTTAAATCTATTAATTCAGTTGTTTTAGTATTAATACTATCTTGATAAGTTATTTTATTATTATATAAAACATTATATTCTCCATCTTTACTTTCTAACAATATATTGTAATCTAATATAGCATGACATAAATTATCACTCATATAATCAGATTGTTTTAATACGTTTCTATTTTCATCTCTTTCAAAAGGATATATATAAAACATAAAGTTTTGTAGATATGGGCCTCCATTAACATTGGCAGTACTAATAGTTAAATTATCCTTGCCATAAATATATAATTCTGTGGCAAAATTATCAGGATTTATCTTGTTAGAAATATTTTCAATATATTTGCCGTAATCAAAAACAAGTCCCCTATCTAATCCATCTTCTATTTTACGTAAATGTATTTTATAATTCATACTATCAAATACAACTACAGCAGAAAATGTATTAGCAATATCATAAATAGCATCTAGTGCAGATTTTCCTGATATATCAAATTGTCTGTACATAATATCAAAACTTACATCTATATCTCCTATACTCCATGCAGTATTTATTAATATATCATTTAATACTTGCGTTGCATTTATTGAACTATTTGATTTATACCCATTTATTATTTCATTATTTAATGAATACGCCAAGGAATAACAAGTTATATTTTTTATATAGCCAGATTCATCTGATACATCTTCTGGAACATTAATTATAAAATATTCTTTATATGTACCATATTCAAACCTTATTAAATATCTAAATTTTAATAAATCATAATTAGGATTTCTTACTAACTTATGATTAATTTCAATATCTGTAAATATTGAAAAATTTAACTCATTTATTTGCGATAATTTTAAATTTAATTTTATATTAAATGCATCATTTAATATACCAACGGTTGTAAAATTATTATCTGGTTTACATACATATAATTGTGGTTGTTCATTAATTTTTGACAAATCTATTTCAAATGGTTTATCACTTGTTTGATTTTGTGCAATACTACTCCAAACAGTATTATCTAAATCATTCCATTTATAATCATCTATATAATTCCAAGTATTCATATTTCACTGCTCCTTATTATATAGTATTATGCTTTAAACACCTTAACTCTCAATATGCCAGAATTTAAATCTATTGTATTTCCTGTTTGATTAGAAAATGTTACAGTTACTATATCTTGTGCAGTAACTTCTGCAAATAAATTAATACCTTGAAGTACATTGCTAAAACTAGCTATTACAAAATCACCAATATTAACTCCCATAACGTCTAATGTTGTTGTAATTGATGTAGTAGTTGTTAAAGATGGAGGATCGTAAGTGATTGACGCATCTATTATATTATTATTTTGATAGTATTTTGACTCTAATGTATTTTGACCTTCATATATTCCAGTGGCATCTATTTTGCCAATTTGTACCCAATCTGCTCCATAAAACACTCCTTCACCAGCAGGTATTCGATAAAAAGTTATACCTCCTGTACTATCAGTACCATCAAATTCCATTTTGTAACAATCTACCCAATTACTTATACGTGTGTATTCATCTTCATGTTGGGTTGAATAATAGCAATTAAACATTATACATGTTCTACGATACCCAGCATATTCTTCATTATTCCAATGAAGTCTATCTTGAATAACCCCATAACCGCCAAGTTTAATTTTCCTATTATCAGTAGACAAATCTTTTTTTAATTCAAATGTCCCATCTGGGTTAAATGATACTAGATTTTTGATTTGATCTCCATCACTTGTAGTAATATGTAAAGGATATAGTATGCCACCTCTTGTTTGTAATACAATAGTAGCTCTAGGTATATCCTCATATGTGAGCATAGAAAAATCAACAAAATAAGAATTACCATTAATATCGCCTTGTGGTAGCATTAAAGCTAAAGTAGCTTCTTTTGAATTAGTTTCTGGTGCTCTTATTTCTGCAATAGTATATTCATTACTTGTTTTTGATTGAATTTTAAATATTTTTATTGTTTCACCTGAAATAGTATATGGGGTAACAAGATAGTCTCCATTAAGTACAGTAGTAATACTATTTATTATTTGATCTATTATATCGCTATTGTTATTAATATCTGTTATTGAAGCTGGGTCTATCCCATCTGGTTTTTTAAGATTTATATTGTCAGTATATTGCATTTAATTTTTGCCACTAAAAATATAGACAAATGTACTCATAATCTATATTCCAGAAAATTATTGGTTCATCGTGTCCTGCCTTGAACGAATCCTACTACAGTTTGATGTAACACTCCACAATCGTAAATTCCCAACTGACCATCGGTACATATGTACAATGCAATTTTAACAAGCAATTGTATATTCTTTAGCATTTTTTAAATTAATTGCAGCATTCAAATCTCTATCAATTTCTAATCCACATTCACTACAAATATAAACTCTATCTGATAATTTTAAATCATTCTTAATTCCACCACATGCTGAACATAATTTACTTGAAGGATAAAATCTATCAACAATTCTTAATTCAATATTATATAATTTACATTTACTTTGAAGTTTCGTTCTAAATGTATAGAAATTTTGTTGTGCAATTGCTTTTGATAAATGCTTATTCTTTATCATGCCTTTAATATTCAAATCTTCAATAGTAATGAATTCTGGTTTGGGTTTCACCAATTCACTAACTATTTGATTTACATAGTCAGTCCGAATATTATTAAGCCTTTGAAAAATTTTCTGGATTTTTAATATTTGTTTATCTATATTTGCAGAATTAGCGACAGATTTTCCACCTCTTTTCTTTTTATTCTCATACTTTTTTGATAAACGTCTCTGCTCACGTTTAAGTTTTTTTTCTAGTTTTTTAACTTTTATTGTTTTATTAATATTCTGTTTAACAATACTATTACTTACTATTGCAAACTCTTTTAACCCAAGGTCTATTCCTATTCCTTCATTACAAGATTGATAATTATTAATTTGTTTATTTTCATCAACTAATACGGAAACATAATATCTTCCTGCTTTATAAGAGATAGTGCCACTTGCCACTTGTCACTTTAGTATTAACAGGAATATAACCTTTTTCTTTTAATCTAATAAAACCAAATGTTGGTATTTTAACCCTATGTCTTTCAACGGTCCAATCTGTTTTATTATTTTTTGGAAAATATGCTTTTACATTCTGATCCTTTTTCTTTTTAAATCTAGGAAACTTAGATTTACCATTAAAAAATCTTTTAAATGCAATTTCAGCATTCATAATTGCCTTTTTTATTGCTTTGCTTGATACTTCTTTAATCCATTTATATTCTAAATTACTTGGTATAAATTCATTATTCAACCATTTAGAAAATTCCATCCCTGAAACAAATCTCTTTTCTTTTTCATATATTTCTTTATTATGCGATATATAAAAATTATAAATAAATCTACAAGTACCAAGAGTTTTATGTATTTTAACAATTTGTTCGGAAGATGGATTTATTTCAGTTTTATATGCTTTTATATAAAAATATCATCCTTTCTATAAATTTTTTAAGTATATTTGTATATACTTAAACACATTTGTCTATGTTTTTTGGGAATTGTGTGGTTTCTCCTTTTATAACTTTAAGATAAAAATTTAAATTGATATCTAAATTTAAATATTGCTGTTCCTGTAACTCTTAATATATTTTTGCCACGATTTATACTAAGAAAATTAAAATTAAAATTATCATAGCGATTTGTTGCTAATAATGAAGTTATAATAATCTTCAATTCGTTATTAATACTTATTTCTTCTCCATCAACTAAATTAGTAAATTTAAATTCTTTACCGCTATCTGATAAATTAACTAATGAAAAATTACCATTTCCTATTTTTTTTAAATATAATTCTGGCGTACAATTTACAAATCCAGAATTAATAAATTCAATATCTGTGTATGTTGGGTTAATTGTTAAATCATACAAAGGACTTTCATAAATTGAAGAAAAACTATATGGAGAATTAGTTATAAATGTAAGTGTAACATATCCCTGATTTAAACAATTATGATTTAAATTACTATCGTCTGATAATAATACATAATATATTTTATGTAAATCTTCAGAGAATATCATTGGAACATAATATGGTTGATTTAATAAATATGCAAGATTATTTAATTTATCAAAATTAAAACCATCTTCAAACATTAACGTAACACTTAGTTTTAAAGGAGATGGTTTAATATATTGCAAATATGGTGATTCTTTTCCTTTAATTTGTATAGATAAAATTTCTCTTGAATGTATAAATGTTTCTTCTTGCATTCCAGATTGTATATTACAATTTTTTATTCCATAATTAGTTGAATATTCATTATTAAATATAAAATATTCTGAAGCACGAATTGTCATATGATTTCACCTTCTTTGTTTTAAAATTAAAAGAGTAGTTATTAAATTAACTACTCTTAAATTTATTTACCTAATTTTTTTAACCCACTTACTATTTCGGTAAATACCACATTAGCATCTTTCTTTGTTCCATTTAAATTATCTATATTTAATGTTAAATTATAATTCACATTACCTGCACCTGAAACTTGTGATTTAAGATTAAAAGAAGGTAAAGTAAAACCAGACATCATATTTTGTAACATTGGAACAAAATTATTAATTCCTTTTTTACTTAATACTACTTCATCATTAAGTAATTTAGATATTTGTTCATTCTGACCTTTATTAAATAATTTATCTATAATATTTGCTATTCTTGATCCTTTTTCACTTCCACCAACTACACCTCCATCATGATAAATATTATTATCAAACCAACTTTTGGCAGAAATATAATCCATACTTTTTAATAGACTTCTAACATCATTAGGGATTTGTTCATAATATATTTTCGCTTCATTTTCAGCATCAGTCATCATTTGCTGATTGCCAGTCTCATACCCTTGCTTCCACATTTTTTTATCATAAATAATATTATTTATTTGTGTTCTATAAGGATAATATTGACTATGTTGAGTTCCATTGCTACTGTTACTAGAATTATTATTACTATTAGAATTACTACCGTTATTACTACCTAATTTACCAGTTAACTGCCCAATACTATTACTTATTTCACTAGTTAAAGTATTTCCTACACCTGAACCTAAATTACTAATATTGTTTTTTACAAATGTTAATAATCTTTGTAATTCTGATATAGTATTATCAACATTCCCCTTCATTAACTCTTTACTTATATTAGAAAAATTAAGTTCGTTATCAATCATATCTTGATAATATTTTTCTTTTACATTCTTAATTTTTTCTAATTTTTCTTTCTCAGCATCATATTTATCATCTTCTGCATCTTGCTTTTCTTTAACATCTTTTTCATAGGCATCTAATTGGTCATTTAAAGATTTTTTTCTTAATTCTTTTTCTCTACTTTTTTGTGTTTTTTGAATCTCTAATTCTTTATCTGATAATTCTTTTAATAATTCTTCTTTTCTTAGATTTGCTTCATAAGAATCATCATTTGCATAAGATTCAATTTGTTTTTGAATATCTAGTTTTTCTTCATTTAGTTTTTTAATATTATCTTCATAATCTTCGGTATCAGATAATTCATCTAGTAATTTTATTTTTTGATTAATAGAATCTTTATATTGATCTAATTCATCATCTAAATTTTCTTTTACCTGATCATGTCTTTTATCTTCTGCTTTCATTTGTTCATCAATTGCATCTAATGCTATATCTTTTTCTTTTTCATAAGCAGTTTTGATTATAGATATAGTATCGTCTATAATTTGTTTTTTCTTATCATATAGTGCTTTTTCATTATCTATTATTTCTTTAGTAGTATCTGAAATTGCTCTTTGTAATTCCTCATATCTTAAAGTCCCAACAAGAGTATCAGCTAATTCTTTCTGATATATTGCTTGTTTTGCTTTAAGAGCAGATGCTATATTAGAATATTGAATAACTTCATCTTTTAAAGCATTATTATATTCTATAGACCCTTTTTCATTCATTTCCTGTTGTGATTGAGAAATAGCAATTATATTATTATATTTATCTATCTTATTTGTTACTTCTTCAACTTCGCTGGATGTTATTTCTGCTTGTTTATCAACTATTTCTTTTTGTTTATTCCACCATTCAGCAGATAATGCTTTCCTTTTTTCTATTGTTTCATTTAAAAATTGCTCATCCTTAAAAGTACCTTCAACAATACCTTTTTTCATATTTTCAATAGCTTGATCCATTTGTTTAGCTTGTTCTGCTAATTGTTTCTGGATACCTATTGTGCTATTTTTTTGTATGTCTAATTGTTCTCTATATTCAGGTGATGACTTAAACATACTCTCAGAAAACATTTTAGAGAAATTACTTTTCTGCTCAAATTCATTAATGATGTTATCCGACTCTGACCATAAATCTGTGTACCATTCTTTAGAGTTTTCAGCAAATTTCTTTTCTAATTCTAATATCTTAGAGTTTATTTCTTCTTGATGTTTAATACGATCTTCTGCTAATTTTTCGTATGTTAGATTTGAATTAGAGGAAGAAGAAGTTACAGATGATGTACCTTCACCAGATAAATATCTTGCTCCAGCATAATAATCACTTCTTGAAGATAATGTTGATGTTCTTACATTTAAACCAGTACGAGGTGCTTCAATAAATTTATCATTACCCATATATATTCCAACATGTGCTAAATTATTGAAGAATACTAAATCTCCAGGTTGTAACTCATTTTGTTTTAATCCTTTAATTGGTGCTTGTTTATATTGATCGTATGTGACTCTAGGAACACTTACTCCTTCTTCTTTATATGCTTGTTGTACTAAACCTGAACAATCCACACCAATTTTAAGATCATTGCCTCCCCATTTATAAGGAGTACCTAATGAATCTAATGCTATATCTAATATACCTTTTGCCTTACCTGTAGATGTTGGAGTATATATATTGGAATTAGAAGAAACAGATGTACTATTTAATCCACTTCTTTGTTGCTTTAAATATTCAATTTGTTCTTTTATTTTTAAGTTTTCAGCATGTAGGGAATCTCTACGTGCCTTTGAACCTTTAATCATATTAGAAGTGGTGTCTTCTAGTGATTTAAGAGCATTGTCATATGACTTGATATTATTTGTTACTATTTCCCATGCTAAGGATTCTGCTGATTTTGCATCTGATGTGGAGTTTGATGAATCTGCACTATCTTTAGTTGATTGAGTTAAATCTGATATTGAACTACTTAAAGCATCATCGATACTCGCTATACTATCATATGCTTCTTTTAATATATTTTTTTCTTCTTTATATTTGTTACGCAATGCATTTAATTTAGTAGAATTAGGACTTTTTATTTCCCCTAATAATATATCAACACCACTAGAATATGGTGTATTTTTCCCTTGCATTCTATCTAAAGTATTTTGTACTTGTGCTTTAGATAAATAATCTGTGTCAATTTTAGCATTATTTAATGCTTGTAATGCTGCTATCTCCCCACTAAGGGATTTTATTATACCTAAACTTGTCTTAATTTGATCTTGAAGTTTTCCTCTATTGCTTATAATTTGTCTTTTTGTTGCTTTTTCATTCTCATCTGCTGTTTTCTTTTGTTGCTGTGCTTCTTTTCTTATTGCTTCAATAACTTTATTAGATATGGTTATAGTATCGCCTTTAGCATCTATTAAATGTGGATAACTTTGAGTTAATATTGCAGTTATATCATTTAATTTCTTTTGCTCTTCTGCTGTTAAATTACTTTTATTACTCAATTCTTGATATGTATCAATTAATTTAACATTATTATCGGCAACTTTTGTTTGGTTACTAGCTTGATCTATTAATGTTTTTTGATATTCTGTTGAATTATCTTTTGCATTGCCTATACTTCCTGATAATTCATCCTGCTTTATTTTTATTGCTTCTAAAACTTCATCTACTGTATGGTATTGTGTAATATTTATTCCCATTTGTGCTGCCAAATCTTTTAATTCTTTTGACAAACCTTTTACTGATGCTGATTGAAACCCAAAAGCACTAGACCTATGTTCTTGATTTATTTCTTGAAGTTTATTTTTTAATTCATCTAATTTTTTAACAATCGCATCAATATCATTAATATCTTGTAATGATGTTTGACCAATTTTATTTGTTCTTTCAAGAATTTCATCTAATTTTTGCTTAGTTTCTTCATATGTTCTATTTAACTGCTCTTGTTCTTCTCTAACTTGTTTTAAATGTCCCAAGAACATAGGAATAGCAGTAATTGCAACAATTATCCATGTTAAAGGATTTTTTAACATTGCTTTAGAAAAAGCAATTAAACTTACAGTTGCCCCTTTAATCATATTACCAAGCATAGTGTAAGATATTGCTAGTCTATGATTTAATGGAATAGCTGTAGCTACAAGATTATTCCTTAAAATCCAATTAGTATATTCTAATTTTATTTTAGGAATTAAAAGAATTAATGCTACTCCTAAAATAGAAGTTGCCGAAGTTAGTCCATTATAATTTTGTGTAAGTTCTGTAAAACCATTTATATATTGAGCAATAACACCTAATACAACAATCATAGCACCTTTTACACCTGATTCACCTAAAGCATAAGAAAATTCCTGAAATGCTGCTTTATTAAGATTTATTTTACTTTCCAAGGAGTTTAAATGTTTGTAGTTTTCTTCAATTGCTGAACCTAAAGATGTTTGTGCTGTAGCAGTTGCGTTTAAAGATATTTCCCAGTTGTCAAATAATGCCATCATTCTTGTAATATGATGCTTGCCCGCCAGACTTTCCGAAATATATGTTTTTTCTGCACGAGTCATCGACTCCCATTTACTGGCAACGGAACTGTAAATATTTCCTAGTGGTAATAACTCACCAGTAACATCTTTTACTGCAATACCCATAGATGCAAGTGCTTCTTGTGTTTTATCCATATTTACTCTAGCGAACGAAAATTTCATCATATTCCCGATTTGAGAACCTGATTCCCTAGTGGAAGTTTGTACGGCTGTCACATAACCAATTAATTCATCAAGTGTTAAACCAAATTGTTGTGCTGCTTCGCCAGACTTATTTATCGCTTGTGCTAATCCGATACTTGTCACCGCAAAATTATTGTCTACTTCATTTATTTTGTCGATTATTGTCGAACTTTTTTCTGCTTCAATATTAAATTGTGCTAATGCTCCAGTAAGATAGTTAGCCATCTCACCTGTTTTCAAGCCAGTTACGTTGGCTCCTAACATTGCTGTTCTTGCTAATTCTACTGCTTGAGTTGCTTCAAAACCTTGTTTACCGAATTCGATCTCAGCATCCAACGCTTCAGTAAGTGATCTTGCCATTTTGTTAGCACTTTCAGCAGTATCACGCATCAATTTAGGCCAATCAGTACTATTATCTAATACTTTACTTAATTCGGTTAATTTTGTATCAATTTCTATTATTTCTTTACCCATTTGCTTTAA